GCAAAAAGTTTTTTGGAATTGGTGTCGGGAACTGCCCACCATAGCATTTGATGTATTATTTTATACTCTGAATCCACAGAATCCCCCGAACCAACGTAATTTGCCTTTCATTCTTTGGGGAAAACAACCTGAAGCAGTGATGATTTTAGATGAAAGAATAAAAACTGCTACTGATGAAGAACAAAAGAATGTTGGCATAAATAAAAGCAGAAAAGAAGGAGCAACTGAGATAGTTGCAAAACTTTTTTCTTTGCACTGCATGTTATACCCTCATTCAAATTTTATTGTTGGTTCTCGTAAAAAAGAATTGGTGGATAAGTTTGGTGATGATTACACTATTTTTTCAAAAATAGATAATGTTTTTGAGAATCTTCCTGAATGGACAGGATTCAGGATGACTGATAGTAACAAAAACATCTTTCGCAAAGATATGTTGATTAGAATTAACAATACAAAATCAACAATTACAGGTGAAACAACAAATGATAATTTTAGTGCGGGGGGTCGTTCAACTGGTGCGTTTCTTGATGAAATTGGAAGAGTTGAAAAAAGCATAGCTGATTCAATTGATGGCAGTATTCACGATGTTACCAATTGTGTGATATATGGTTCAACACATTGGTTGGGTCCAGGGCACACATTTAATATTGTTTTGGGGAAGGAATCTACCAAAGTTATTACTTTGCTTTGGCCTGACAACCCAAAGAAGAATCCTGGAGTTTATACAAGCCCGGAACCAGGTAAAATAAGGTTATTGGATTTAGCATATTATAAGAAGTTTTGTCCAAGTTTACCTGAAGAATTTGAACTGGAAAAATATAAAAAAATTATCCTTGAATCTGAACTTTCTTTTGTTGCAGATGGATGTAAGGGGCTACCACAACCATTACGTTCACCTTGGCATGATAAACAAGAGAAGGAGAGAGATAAACGAGACTTTTGGTGCAATGTATGGGCTGAACCTTTTGGTTCGTCCGAGACTGTATTTGACCATGTGGTGTTAAAAGAGATAAAAGAGAAATATGTTAGAAAACCGGATTTTGAGGGAGAGTTGATATTTGATTATTTGAGTAATGGCAGAGTTGATATTGAGTCAATCAAGTTTTGGAAAAATGCCGGTGAAAAAAGACTAAAATGGTGGGGACCGTTACCAAATGGCAGACCCATTCAGTTTCACAACTATATCATTGGCGGTGATATTTCTTTGGGGCTTGGGAGTTCCAATTCAGTCGGGACTGTTTATGATGTCAATACAAATGAATTAGTTGGTGAGTGGGCTGATGCTAACACAAAACCAGAGGATTTTGCTGACTTTGAAGTAGCTCTTGCATTATGGGTTGGAGGAATAAAAAGACCATTATTGATTTGGGAAAGTAATGGTGGGCAGGGGGTAAATTTTGGTAGAAGAGTTACTTGGCAAAATTACCACAATTGTTATGTTCAAACAATAGAAGATGGAATTTCTCGAAAAAGGGGAAAGAAATTTGGTTGGCGTTCTAATGCACAAAGTAAGTCAGATTTATTTGAAGAATTGAAGATTGCTCTATCTGAAGGACTGAAAGAAGAAAGAAATTATAAATCAATTATAGTTTATAGTGGGGCATTAGTTGATGAATTGTTTGATTATGTTTTTTCAAAAGGAAAGGAAATGTATCCTTCCCGTAAATCAGATGAATCAACAGGGGCAAGGGAAAGACATGGTGACAGAACAATTGCTACTGCATTATGTGTCTTGGGATTAAGAGACCAACCAAAAGGTAGAAAAGAGGATGTGGTGAATCCACCATATAATTCTTTTATGAGTAGATTTTTGGAAAGAAATAAACAGTTAGCTGAAGAAAGAACTGAATTTACTAAACGATACCTGTACTAAGTGGGAGCATTTATACTAAGATGAATGAATTATATAAGCCAAATAAAAAGGTAAACATTGCCTCCAGACTTCAGAAATTGGCAACGTCTTGGCAACGGAAGTATGAAGCTCCATTGAAGCATACCCAAATGTTGCTTAAATTATATGCTTCAGGTTTTTATGATATGGGAGTTATTGGAGAGCATTTAATAAATTTAGTAGGGCGTGGAGTATCTACAATTCAACCATATTTGGTCGAGGGTGACCCTCGTGTAATGGTAACATCTAAAGTTACAAAGTTTAAGCCCTATGCCTATTCTACTCAGCTTGCTTTGAATTTTTTAATAAGCAAAATGAAGTTAGCCGAGAATGTGTTTATTCCAATTGCAATAAATTCATTATTTGGTGCTGGAATAACCAGAATGATGTTTGATTACAACCGTAAAATATCATTGGATGATGAAGAAATTAAAATAGGTACTCCCTGGATTAGTGTTATTGACCCGTCAAACTATATTGGAGACCCATCTGCAAAAAGACGAAGTGATTTTGCTTTTGAAGGGGATATTTATAGATTACCAACAAAATTTGCAAGGGATTTATTTGCTGGTAAAGATAAAAATGGAAATCAAATAGCTGATTATATTGGGCCGGATTGCAAGTTGGTTTCAAAATATGGGCCGGAAGAAATTTCAGATAAGAATTTTTGTTTTGACCGGCTGGCTTTACGAGATTATACGACATTTATTGATTTCTATTTATATGATTCCAATGAAATAATTACAATTATGCCGGAAGGTCAAAAGGCCAAGATTCTCAAATCTGTAGAATGGGAAGGGCCTGGGGATGGACCTTATGATTATTTAGGATATAATTATTTTCCTGAGTGTCCTATTCCAATACCTCCAGCATACTTCTGGAATGACCTTGATGTATCACTGAATATTGTTGCTAAAGCTGCAAGAGAACAGGCGGAATCTCAGAAAGACCTTTTAGTTGTCCCTCCGGGTCAAGAAGGGGAAGGTAAAAAGACTCTAAGTGCTAAAAATATGGATGTAATTGTTGCGAATGACCCAAGCCTTGTGAGTAAAGTTAGTTTAGGTGGAACAAATGAAGTGAATTATAATTGGATGGCTTGGGCCGAAAATCAATTTACCAAGTCGGCTACAGCTGTTCCAGATATTATTGGAGGTCGCGGGGCACAAGCTCCGACACTTGGACAGGAACAGATGACGTTTAGCAATGCTACAAGGGCACTTGGGAATATGTATAGTAGATTTTCAAGTTTTATGGCTTCAACTCTTGAAAAATTAGCTTGGGGGGTGTGGTCCCAACCTGATGTGTATATGGAATTTGTAGAAACTATTCCTGGAGTTGGGGAAGTTCCAATCATATTTTCACAAGCAGACCAGGTTGGGGATTTCTATGATTTTACTTTCGATGTAGAACCTTATTCAAGCCAAAGAACTACTCCAGAAGTTAAATATTCAAGGTTGATGCAATATCTTACTACTTGGATATTACCTACAATGCAGATAGCCGCACAACAGGGGGCACAACTGGACATTCCAGAAGTTAGTAAAATTCTTGCCGGTTATTTGGATATTAGTACAATTAACCAATGGTACAAGACTGTTGTCCCTGACCCTCCCAACGACAAAGAAAACCCTTGGATGGCTTTGGCTGATAATAAGTTTAAGCAGGGAAATGATAAGTTTGGAGCTACAACAGGAAGTAGAGAAGCAAATAAAAATGCTAATCAAGAACGCACTACTGGTAGTGTTGGTGGTACAAATTTTGTTGGACCCGGAGCATAGAAAGGAGCAATAATGAAACAATTGAGTGAAACAAGAAATAGGAATTTAATTTTTGGTATTTTATTCACTCTTCTTGGAATATCTATGTGGTTTTACTATTCACAGGAATTAAAACCAGCACAGAAAGTTATCAATGTTGATAATGTGATGGGAGCAGTCTGCCATATTGGAGCTTCTGGGGATTATGGTAGTTGGGAAGGCAGTGGAGCGTATGTGGGCAATGGACTAATACTTACTGCGGGTCACGTGGTAAAAGATGCCAGCACCTTTGTAATTACATTTGAGAACAGTCAATCTTCGTATGTTTCGTCAACATTTTATCTTGAACCAACTGCCGATGTTGGATTTATTGTTTTGGATGATTATGATGGACCGGCTCTTGTATTTGATAACGATGGTTATAATCGTGGTGATACAACTTATATTTTTGGTAGTCCTTTTGGTTGGAATTATAAGTTCAGCGTGTCTAAAGGGATTGTTGCATCTGTGGAGAGAGACTGCAATGGATTCTTTGGTGAGAAACTACTATTTCAAACGGACGCTGCAAGTTGGCCCGGAAATAGTGGAGGACCAGTGACAGATAATGAAGGAGAAATTATAGGTATCCTTGTTGGAGGAGTTGGTTATTCAGAGTGTATAAGTTTGTGCATTCCCGTAAGCATTTGTGAACAGTCAATGAGGGTTTACCTGGAAATTTTGAAACTTTCGGAGATGGACTGATGCCCCAAGCGTTTGACAATTGTGTAAAAAAGGGCGGTCGTGTTCGTAGAAAGACTTTATCTAAAGGTAGATATATGAACATTTGTTTTATTGAGAGACAGAAATAATGGAAAAGGTTAAAACAGCGACTTTCAACGGAAGAAAATATAATATTATTCTTGATGATTTAGATGGTAATTGTGATACGGATGATAAATATTGGCTTATAGTTGAAAGAGATTTGAATACAAGAATTGGGTTAGAAACTACCATACATGAGGCTCTTCATGCCTGTTGCTGGAGTGCGTCAGAGGAAAAAGTAGAAATGACAGCAAAAGATATAGCCAGATTTTTATGGCGATTGAAATTTAGGAGAACATAAAATGGCAACACTGAATGTGTGGTCTAATATTGAAATAGATGGACTTTATTCTGGGGATGAGCATATTCCAAAAAAGTTTACTGCAACTGCTCCTGTGGGAGTTGCAAAAGGCTCTCCGGTTCTTGGTACAACTGGGACTACATTAGATTTTGGGCATATAGCAGCAGGTAGTGGTTATCTTCTTTGGTTGGAAGCACTCGTTGGAAATTTTTATGTAAAATTAGGTTCAACTGAAGGAGACCCGGTACTTACAGATTCTCATTTATATATTCTTGAAGGACAGGGTTATTCTATTCCTATTAACCCAAATTCAACTGCGATGCCTGGTGTTAGAGTTATTGGGGATAGTGCAACAGCAAAATTGCTTTATGTTTTAGTTGGTGGATAATATGCCGTTTTATGCTTATCGATGTTCTAAATGTGACAAAAGTTTTGAAATAGCCGCACCTATGGCTGATTCAGCTAAACCAAGAAAATGTGAATGTGGGGCCAAAGCTGTTAGAGATATTCAAGCAGAACATGGTAGAGGAAATGTTGATGGTTTAATAAAGGATAATATAAGATGGAGTTGGTCGCTTGGGGTTGACCCAAGACAAATACCAGAAGCAATGAAATTACATCCTGGGGCTGAATTCAATAAACTTGAATATTGATTTAGGAGACAAGAAAATGGAAAATGTAAAATGTCCAATTTGTAGTTGTTATTTTTTACCTAAGACAGCAAAGCAAACAAAATGTGTTACTTGTGAGAATATTTATCCAGATGCAAGTTCTTTGGAAGAGTTGAAGAACAGAGACCGGGCTAATACGGATGTTCCAAAAAAGTTTTCAGAGGACCAGTTGAAGTCAATGGTTCTATCTATTTTGGACGAGCTTGGACTAAATTTGAAGGTTTGTGACAAGTGTGGAAAACCATTCATACCACGTTCACCTGCTCAGAAATCTTGTCCAGCCTGTAGAGATAAATCAAATGAGACAAAAGAAACAAAGAATGATGTAAAGGGGACGGATAATGGATAATGAAGAGACTAAAGATATTCAGGTAGATGATATTGAGACTGAAGAGACTGAGGTTGTCTCAGAGG